CACCAACAGCCTGTGCTCCAAATGTAGCATTATGAAGAAGGCGATATCCATCAGGATCAACAACACCTGTAGGTGTTTGATACACAAGGGCTTCATCCCCTTTCTCACCAATAAATTTTATTTCTCCAGAATATGCTGGCATAGTAATATCCTCCTAATAGTTTTTCTTACTTAGTCATTCCCATAGTTTTAAGATCTTTTTCAGTCATAGGTTTTCCTTCTACGACTTCTTCTGTTTTCTTTTTCTTATTTTCATCTTTTTCAGAAACATAACCACAACCTTTTCCAGCTTCTTTAAAAGAAACAAGACCGCTCTCTTGACTAAGAACAATATTGATTTCTTCCACATTTTCTATGCTATTATCAGAAGCAATCTTAGTAACAATTTCTTCTAATTTAGCATGATCTTCTTTCTCGAGACTAATAGTATTACTGTTAATTTTCATAAGAACTTCTCCTTAAAATTATTGTTCACTTTATATATTACTCTTTATTAGAGGGGAACATTTCCTTTGGCCCCAAATCCCATAATAGTTGTATATGCGAGATTTCCTCCTGCAGTAGCATTGTTTAACAATGTACCCCACAGACCCATGGCACTCCACGGAGTAGTCCCGATTCCCACACCTGCATGATTTGCGTAATTCCATTTGAATTGAGATTTTGTTTCTTTATATTCTGTTACTAAAGTATCTCTCCATCCTTTTATCTGGGAAGCACGATCAAATGTTATCTGTAATCCGGATTCAGATGCAGAAAAACTTATATCAACTTCAAGTATTCCTATAGCCATCAGAGCCCGTATAAGAGTTCCTAATATAATAAGTTCGATCATGTCATAAGGTATTCCCTGAACTATGCCATAAGGATTAGTAAAAGGATCTGCGTCTTTTGACATGTATTGAGGCCAGAAATAAGTCATAGGAGATGATGCATTTATTTCAACAATAGTACCTTCCATCATCTGTCCTATCTCACCTATGGTAAGTTTCTTTTCAAATCCACCCGCAAAAGATACCGTACCATTTTGACCTACACTATTGGTAGTATCTACAGCAAACCCTGGATTAGGGTATCGTCTTCTTACTAAATCAAGTCGTGTAAGAACATTCTGTATAATAACATATTCTTGATAACTCATCACTTTAAAAAGAGATGGTTTCAGAACAGAATAATTCAAAAGCGGGTCTGTATAAGAAGGATAAATATTCGTGTTGTCTATAGAAAAGTAAACATCACTTGCCCCTGTTGATGTAAGAGTTGTCAAAGAACGCCACCCATAATAATCTTCAATCAACCCTTGTAAGTAAGTCGCTCCAGTGGAGGTATCGTATACAATATAAGGAACAGAATCGGACACAGATATCTCCTGCGTCCGAAACTGAACCCCTGTGGAAGTTCTCGAAACTACATCTACTAATCTGAGCATTATCTTTTATTTATATCCTAAATGAAATTTCATTACATTATAGTTTTCTTTTCAACAATAGCTGCTTTAATATCATGCTTATTAGAGATAACCGGATCTCCTAAAAGATAATCCAATTCCTCATCTGAAAGAAACTCTCCCATAACCCACTGGATGAATTCAGCTGGGTTTATACCATATTTTGCATTGTCTGGATCTGGATCAGAAGACAAACGCAACTTCTCAACTTTTCCTAGAACCAAAGGCCGTATCTTTGGACCTTGTTGTTCTTGAACAGGATTATTCTGAAATTGATTCCTGTTATTAGGATTTTGAGCATTCTGAGCATTCTGAGCATTTCTTAAAGATTCTTGCTGACGAACTATATTTATTCTTTTCTTTATAGAAAGTTCTTTTTCCATCTCCTCCAGGTATTCTCGCTGGGTTAATCGTTTAAGCATAGAGCCCATTCTGTTGGTAGGAGACATCGCTACTCGCATATCCCTACAAGAAAAAAGTTCTTCCATACCAGCAAACTGAAGAAGATCCATAACTTTTCCTTTCGGTACTACCAGGTCAGGATCCTTTATAGTAACATGACCGTCAGATATATTCTTAACATAGTAGGTATCATTTCCATATTCGTCTTTATAACTTGTTGCTGTTGTTATAGAAGATGCGGAAACACCTACTCCTCCATAATACTCTTTTTCAACGTCTGCTATCCTTTTCCGGATATCATCCTTCTTAAACTCAGAAATTTCCTCTGGAACCACTAAAGGTTTAGGAGCCGGTATAGGTCCATCAGAAGAAACTATCTTTGGAGGACCAAGATCAATATTAAAATCATCAGTGGCCCTCTGTTGCAAATGAGAACTAAGCTTATTAGACTGTTCCGGGGTCAAATTAAAATCATCCATACATTCATCTCCTTCATCTTAATATTTGAAATATAGATTCATATATCATCTTATTATAATAATAAGACATATTGCCATAAATTTAAGTCAGAGATTTGTATATATTTATAGTATTTTACCCTTATTCCCTGAAAATAACTTGAAATTTGATATGTGTCGTAAAAACAATAATATATATTATATGAAGAAGGAGTATTTGCATATGTTTAATAAAAAATTAGAATTTGATGTAGAAGCAATAAAAATTAATCAGAAGATAGAAGATAAGAAAGAATTTGAAAAACTTATAAATAAACTTAATGTAGAGCATTTTGAAGCTATAAACACTGTACATAAAAAATATACAGATCAACTCAAAGAAATCCACGATAATCATAGAAAAAATATAAAAGAAAAAGACAAGGAGCTCAACCAAAAGGTATCTGATAAATTAGCAGAAAGAACCAATAAGTATAAACAAATTCTTAGAGAAAAGATATCCGATATTCGTGAACTTAAAGAATCTAATAAGAGTCTTAAAGAGAAGTTGAGGGCCTACGAGGAAGCCTACGAAAACTATAAGTATATGAGAGAACATCTCATATCTATGGTTCGAAGAATGAAAATAGCATCTGAAAAAGTTAGGATGGGAAGTGAGGAGGTTGTTCAACAATTTGAGCAATTAGAAGATATGGCTGATTTTCATTCAACCAAAATGAAAACACTTGAACCTAAGATTGATAAGATCATGCTTTCGGATAAATCAGAGTCAGGTCTACTAAAACTAATAGAAAAGAAATAAGCTGAATAAATTTAATAACTACGAGAAGAAATTCCCCAGCGTTTAAAGAATTTTCTAACAACTGCTTCCGTTACACTATAATGATTGGCAATTTCATGTACTTTTTTACTTTCTTTAAGAAGCTTAATGACTTCCTCTTTTTTACCATCTAGTACACTTTTTGTAGTATCGTTTCTCCCACGCATCGGAATATTTAAAGTATTCAAAAATTTAATAATAGTATTTTGATTAACCTTAAATTGATTAGCTATGTGTTGAGCGGATTTTAATTGTCTTGTGTATAAATCAATAATTTCTTCCTTATGAGGATATAAAACTCTTTCCATTTTCAAAGATCCGTGGCTATCTCTAATATCTACACCATTTCGTCTGAGGATCTTTAAAATCGTGGTATGTGATGTACCAAATATTTTTCCTATATCTCCTGCAGTCATTTTTTCATCCACGTATAATCGAATAGCTTCCTTTTCATCAAGAATAACTTCACGCCTTCCTCTTTCCATTTCAAGATCTTTAAGTCGTCTATAGACAGTCTTATAAGAGACATCCAGATTTTCAGCTATCTCTTTATTAGTAGAAAATTGTTCAAAGGCATTTTTAAACTTTTCATCTTCTAAATAATTTTCTTTAACAACAATCTTATCAAAAATATCTTTTTTTCTATCTAAAAAGATAGTTGCATCTTTGTAAAGAAAATCCCTTATTCTTAATAATTGTTTAGATCCTCCATAAGCCAAAATAGATATTGTTTTTGCAGAAGTAATAGAAACTTTATTAAGATTACATTCCTTAATTAAAATTTCCTGCACCCTGGATAAAAATTCTTTAGTACCAGCTAAAGAAAATGTATACGTATCTGTAATAGAATTATGAGAGATAGAACCATCACCATCGAAATATCCTCTTATAAAATGAGAATATAATGGAGGATTAAGCCATTCAGGAAAAGTAAGAATATGCGTTTTTCTCGGAACTAATCCTAATCTAATAACTGATTCTTTCATATGTTTACTATGAATACGTAAACAAGACATTCCGTTGCTATCATGTAAGGGGTTATTACTATTAATAGCTCCATTCAATTTTTCTAGTATATCTCTATCAGAACTTTTAAGCTCTAGTCTAATAGCATTGCTTGTACTTGATACATTCCCATCTGCATAAAGAAATCCAAGAAAATATGCTTTTTCTTCAGAATCAATTGAATCAAAAAAATTTATATCTAAAGAATAAATTCTCTTACTTTCTTCCGGAGATCTTCTTTCTACATTATTTTCTTTCAATATATTTAATATAGAAGAAGAATTGGAATTATATATATCTGCAATAATCTGACAAGAATTCCCTTCTAGGTATTTATCAATAATATCTTTTTTATGAGGCTCTAAAACACTTAGAGCTCTCCTGGATTCTATATCATGTCTCTTTAGAAATATACTTATAGCTTGTTTTGTTACATTGTATTCTTTTCCTAACTCTGTAATAGTTCGTCCTTTTTGGTATTTGTCTATTACTTCTTCTTTTATATCATTAAGATTCTGTTGTTTTACAATAACACCTCTTTTCTTTAAAAATCTTCTAATAGAACTAGAACTTATGTTATACTCTTCAGCTATGCTTTTAGTACTTTTTCCAAATTTAAAATCGTTTATAATTTTATTAGAATACCTTTGTAATAATTGAAATATCTCATCAGGTTGTGCATCTATCCCTTCTTTTCGAAGAGTTTTTATTACCAAATTTCTTCCTATAGATAATATTTTAGCAATTTCTTCATAGGAGACTTTTTCTTTATGAAAATTTAATATTAACTGTATTTCTTTTTTAGATAATTTCTTTGATAGAGATTCACTAGAATCTCTTATATTTAATCCTTCTTCTATTAAAATAGAACGAATTAAATTTCTACTTATTTTATACTTACTACTCAATTCCCGAAGTGAAAGACCTTTCTCATAATCCAAAAATATTTCATTTTTCATATTTATCTTCTCTTAGTTTATTTGAGTAAAGTATAATAAATAATATAAGATAAGTCAAATAAAAAATTAATAAATTTATTTTAAATATATAAAAAAATACCCTCTTATGTAAGAGGGTACTTTCTAACTTTTAGTTATATACAAATTTTATTATGCACTTAACCAAGAAGGAACCACTGCGGTACTCTTGATGCCAACTGCACAACTTCTCGGATTCAACACCGCCTGGCCAATCATCTCCCCGAATAAATATCCATAAGAGAATTTACCAAACATAAACTGATCAGCAGGAAGCATAGTAAGGCTGATCCTTATCGGCATTGCTCCAAGATACCGGCCCTCTGTACAAGCAAAAATAACACCCTGAGGTACGCTGACGTTCTGGAGACCTGCTTCGTCAACACCAGCAGATACGAATACGTTTACTCCCCAAATATTTGCAAACACGCCGGTAAGCAGAATATCACGAGAAGTAATAGGATCGTAATCCATGCTGTTGATGTTCTTTTTGAAATCGCCCAGTTCAGCACGATTCATGATGAATTTATCTACAATCAAACGATGTCTTTCAACTTCGAGTTGCAGAGTTTCAAGAACCGATTTATTCAGAGAAGAAGTAATGTTAATCTGGCTGTTTTCAATAGTCGATGCTTGATACAGCTGACGAAGTCCATTTCTGTCCTCTTGGAGCATGATCTGGAACGTAGCTTTATCATGAGTACGATCTACCACGTCATACTGACGTTTTGCAATCTCGCCCATGTTGATCTTAGGAAATGCAGTTACCCAGAATTCAGGAGGGAATACACGATTTCCTTTTACAACAGTCTCGATTGTCTGACCATCTTCTTGTATGACAAGCGCAGTTACGTTAATATCTTTCTCATAAGAAATTATCTGTCCTTGTGCAACTTCATGAGTTTTGAACACCTGACGGATAAAACCTTCATAGTCCAATCTATCCAGAATAAGAGGAATCATTTCTGCTCCGAATCTCATTCTTTCTTCTTGGTTTCCACCGAATGCAGCTTCCATAATCCTTTGTTTCTCAGCAAGAGAATAAAAAGATCCGGTTTTTTTATACTGGCTCATAAGACCAGCAAATTTTTGCTGTTGGTTAATTACATCTTCATGATCGTAAGCATTGATTTCGCCTTTGCTGTCGAACATGTCTTGTGACGATTGTACCTGACGGCCTTTGGAATCTGTTCCACCAAAAGCTTTAGGATTAAGCAGCCTCTCGTCTTGAGTAGAGGCAACTTTTTTAATTTCTTTCTTTTCCATGTTATTTGCCCACATAGTTAGTTACCTCCTCCTTATATTTTGAGTTTAAAATGAAGTTCTGGATCAGCTGCTGTCGGAACTTTAGTACACCGACCAACAATCGAACCACCACCACCGGAATATGATGTTATGTAACCATAAGCGTTAGCATACAAATTGCCATTCAAAGCATATGCTACAGATGTATCATATACAAGAGTTGCAACTTCACCAGCATCCTCAATAGTTGCAGCTTTCC